CGTTTTTCAATCAACAATAGGTCTTCAAGTAATCATAAATAGAATGTTTGATTTTCAATACATAAATGAAAATGGAATAAAAAATGGTCAAATTTCTGATTTTTATGCTGGAAATGTTCCAAATAATTCAGAATTAAAACTTATTTATAATAAAGGAACTATGTACGATATTGAATATCTTTTACAAACTATGTTCCCTTTTGAACCTTACGCATCACAGCTAAGAGATACAACTTCTGACATAGGATTCTTAGGAGCAAGCCCTGTGGAATTACACTTAGGAAATAAATTAAGATATGTAGCTCAAATAAATAACATAAGTGTTAACCACGTAATTTTTGATAACCGAATGGTTCCTCTGTTTACTACAATCTCTATTGCTACTAACAGAATTCCAGATTACAAAGCAACTAGTTAAGGATACAAAAATGATTTATACAGATAGTAGATACGCTGATGGAATTGTAATTCGTTCATTTGACACTAGAAAAGCAACTTTTGAAATAACTCTTTTTAGGCAATTTTCAGAAGCTACTTCAAAATTCTTTTACTATACATGGACTCAAAGAGACCGAATTGATTTAGTTGCTAACGAATTGCTTGGAGACCCTACTGTTTGGTGGGTAATTATGGACTACAATCCAGAAATTAGCAATCCATTAGATATACCAATAGGTACAGTGTTAAGGATTCCAGGTGCTTAATAACGAAGAAGTAGTAAGTAAATCTAGAAGAAGTACTATATACAAAATTGAGTACCCAACTTTACCCAGCATAGAACTACAGCCTAGAGAAGTTGTATTGACACAAAAACAAAAACATCATGATGTGTTAGTTTTAGATTATTTTGGTACTTCTTTAAAAAATGCTAATTTGTTAAAAACAGGTATTCCAGTAAAGTTTTCCTGGAAACAGGGAAGAAGAAGCATGGAGTGGTTAGGGTATGTCAGCTCTGTATCACGAGAAATTGGAACTCAAAAATCAAAGCCCATGAAAGTATATTGTGTTGGTTCTTCTTTTGTGCTAAAACAACGTAAAACTAAAACCTATAAAGATAAAACTATTCCTGAAATTGCAGCTTCTATTGCTAAAGAAAACAATTTAAAATTTATAGGTGAAAATCATTCTCGAAGATTTTCTCAACTAGTTATCTCTGGCCATACTCAATGGGAATGGTTACATGAACAAGCCAACAGAATTGGGTACGCCATGTATGTGCAAGGAACTAATCTTGTATTTAGGCCAATAGATAAAATAATGGATGAAACTTCATCAGACGCTCCAATATTTCAACTCTGGGATTCCTCAATCCCTAAACAAGGTTCCCATCCAGATAGGACTTTAGACTATTTAAAAGTTATGGTTGGTGAAAACATAGAGGGTTACGGTCCAGATAGGTCGTCCAAGCAAATTGGTGGTGTGAACCCAGTTACAGGAGAATCTTTTACTGCTAAACGTTCTCCTAGTCAAACTGGCTCTGGTATTAGAGAAGTAGTTAGTGATACTTTGTTTAATGATTTTAACAGCGACCAAGTTGCAAATAGCAAAATAGATGCAAAAAATGCTGCTGAAAGCTCAGCGCATTTAGCTAGGTTTAACATACCCGCTAAAGCTCTTGGTCAAGGAGACCCTAGGGTAAGCCCCTACAAACTTATATATGTTGATGGTTCGGGACTTCAAACTGACGGTTTTTGGCTAGTTAATCAGGTAACTCATAGGCTTTATTTTTCTGGAATTTACTCTGTAGAAATGGTCATTTTAACAGATGGTACTCAAAAAAACAGAAAAAACCCTAAGCGTAATCCTGATAAACAAATAATTGGGTTTATAAATGTTAATCAGTTACTTGCAACCCAATCTTCTTTTAGTGTAGAAGATAACAGCTATACCGTTAATCTAGGAGTGGCTCTTGGAACCAGCGGAGTTGGAGTAGGAAACAAAACCTATGCTTCAAATGCCTCTAGAACTTCTAGGTTAAATCTTAGGTCCCCATTGCTAACCCAAGTTAATAACCAAGGATTTTCAAGAACTCCTTCTCGATGGGAAACAACTGTGCCATCTAACACTAGGGTTTCTAATAGGTTTAATACAAATAGAAGGAGCATTGCCTAATGGCCATAAATAAAGTATCTGAATATGCTATAAGTCTTCCTTTTCAAATTGACGATTTTGGAAACATAGCCACAGCTACTTCTCAAAGTAAAATTTGGGCTGATAGGGTTCGCTCTGTAATTGGAACAGCTGTGGGTGAAAGAGTAATGAGGGCCGATTACGGCACTAAAATTCCTGTAAATTTCTTTGAAAACGCAGATGTGGTATCAAAGGTCATTGAAGAAGAGGTAAATCAAGCGTTTTTTAACAGCCTGCCTGAGCTAGAATTAGAGGAAACAATTGTGGTAATTGACGAGCTTTTAGGTACTGTAAACGCAGAAATTAAATACTTTTTACCTAGTAAAGAACAAACTGCGATTACTATTGGTATTGCACAAATTAGCCCTAATCAACCATTGGAAGAAGAGTTATCATGACCGCAGAAGTAAGTAGAATTCCCTTATCTGTAGATTACACATCTAGAGATTACTACTCAATTAGAGAAGATTTAGTAAACCTAGTAAAACAGCGTGTAAACCAGTCTGGTATTCGTAAATGGACTGGGGATGACCCCTCTGACTTTGGTGTAGCTTTGATTGAGGCTTTTGCTTACGTTGGAGATTTGACTAATTACTACATTGATAGAATTGCAAATGAGACATACTTACCTACTGCTACTCAAAGAAAATCAATTATTAATCTAGCTAGTTTGTACGGGTATACCCCTTCAGGATTTAGGGCTGCCACTTTAGAGGTTACTTTTGCTAACACTTATTCGGTTCCTGTAACAAGTATTTCTGGAAGTGGAACAGTAATAACTTACACTGCACCAGGACATATTGTTGAAGAAGGGGATTTAGTAACTATTACTGCGGTAAACCCAGTTGGGTATAACCTAACAAATCAAGTAGTTACTTCAGTCACCTCAACTACATTTACTATTGCTGGCACAGTAACCACTACATATGTAAGTGGTGGAGCTGTTGGAAAAAGTTTTGTTATTCCTCAGGGTACTCAAGTAAGCGGAAACGTAGTTATAGATGAGTTAGTTGAAGATGTTATATTTACTACTATAGAAGAAGTTACTGTTCCTCCTAATGGAGATGTACAGGCTTGGGCTGAGCACGGAGAAAATGTCGCATTAAGAGCAGAAAATATTGCTGTAAATTCATCCGATATATCTGGAGAGTTACTAGGTACTTCTGATGGTCTTCCAAATCAAATTTTTGTTCTTTCTGAAAATGAAGTTGTAGAAGATACTATTGAAGTGTATGTCCAATCTGGAGATGTTTACGAGCTTTGGGAAAACGTAAATCAATTAACAGATTTTGGACCATTTGATGCAGTTTACTCTACACAACTAGACGAAAATAACTTTGTATATGTTGTGTTTGGTGATGGAGTTTCAGGGTTTATTCCTAATGCAACTTCGTCTATTAAAGTTGTGTACCGTGTTGGTGGTGGAGCTATAGGAAATATTGGCTCTGACATTATTAGCAGCATAGATAAAATTCCTGGCCTTACTCAAGTAGACACAGCAATTATAGCTTCTTTTGTAACTGTTAATAATCCTGCAGACGACTTTAACCCTACAAGTGTAGGTACTGGTGGTTCGGAGCCTGAAGATAATAGGAGTATACGGGCAAATGCAAGTAGGACTTTAAGAAGCTCTAACCGAGCAGTAAGTTTACAAGATTATTCTGATTTAGCTCTTTCAGTAAAAAACGTAGGAAAAGCAAATGCAGTTTCTGAAATTTGGACCTCAGTTACACTATATGTAGCTCCTGTAAGAAACGTAAACGATTTGGATTTATATCCTGGAAAAACAACTAATAACTCAGGTTTAACTGATGAGTGGACTACCCTACAAACAGATACTCAAAAGTTTTTTGAAGGAAAAACTCTTCTTGGTTCGAGCTTAAACGTAGCACCACCAGTTTATGTGCCAGTAATAGTTAGGGTTGTTTTTACTAAAAATGACCAGTTTACAGCTCAACAAACAGAAGATGATATAAGACAAACTATTGTTAATCAATTCTCTTATCCTTACCTTGATTTTGGTCAGATTATTACGCCTTCTCAAATTAGCACTATTATAAACAACCTTAGAAGTGTTAAAACTGCAACAGTAACTGCTCTACATAAGGACGGGACACCAGAAGTTCTTGCGGCTTTGGTTGGTGGTCCTTCTGAAATATTTGTATTCCAAGAAGCAGACACATTAGTTACTGAGTCATCTAATAATGCTAACCTTTCTGCCTTAACTTCTAGTGCAGGAACTTTAGTACCTGGATTTAGTGCAACTCAATACTCTTACAACATTACGGGTGTTACTGGAAACATTACACTTACTCCTACAGGAGCTGGAAAAACCCTAAGAGTAAATGGGACAATTGTTGCAAGTGGAGCAGCTTCTGGCTCTTTAACAATTCCTGTTGGTATTACTGAAGTTCTTGTAACTGTAACTGCAGCTGATGGCTTTACTAGTAAGGTGTACACTATAAATGTATCGAGAGCCTCGTGATTCTAGACCCATCTGGAAACAGAAGGTTTTACGGAGTTTATAGGGGAACTGTAACTACCTCTGAAGACCCTGAAAATAAAAACAGGATTAAAGCCACTATCCCACAGGTACTAGGTACTGAATCTACTGATTGGGCTTGGCCTATTGACTCATCCACTTATTACCCAAAACCCCCTAAAGTAGGACAGGGTGTTTGGGTTGTGTTTGAGGGTGGAGACCCTTCATTTCCTGTTTGGTCTGGAACTTTTGGGTTGTATAAGGGTTATGGAACACAAATTGAAATAACAGACTTACCAAAATCTATATACCCAGAAACAATTTCTAATAATGTTTCATCAGAAAAATTTAACTTAATTTCAGCTGTTGTAGACATTTCTAATAAAATTGAAAATGAATTAGTTGGCCCTACTGGTCCTACTGGACTAACTGGAGCTACTGGACCTACGGGTTCTACTGGCCCTACTGGCCCAAGTGTAACAGGCCCTACAGGACCTACAGGACCCACTGGCCCTACGGGACCTTCAGGTCTTAATGGTACTTCAGTTACTATTCTTGGGTCTTTTACTAATGAATCACAATTACCAATTAGCGGTGACCCAGGAGACAGTTATCTTATAGCTGGTGACTTGTACGTTTGGGATAGCAATGATTCTGTATGGGAAAACGTAGGAACAATTCAAGGACCTACTGGAGCAACTGGCCCTACAGGTCCAACTGGTGCGAATTCTTCTGTTACTGGCCCGACGGGCCCTACGGGACCAGAAAATACGCCAATAGGAGTTGTACTACCGTTTGCTGGACCAACTGCACCAACAGGATACCTAATGTGCCAAGGACAGTCTCTTTTAGTTGCTAGTTACTCTGCTCTCCACGCAGTCATTGGTTACACTTACGGGGGCACTGGAATAAACTTTTCACTCCCAGACTTGCAAAATAGGGTACCAGTAGGTAAAGGGCCTGACGCAGAGTTTGATTTACTTGGTGAAGCTTCTGGAAGCAAAACAAACACTCTTATAACTGCAAACATGGCTTCTCACACTCATAGCGGTACTACTGGTAATCAAAGCGCAGACCACACTCATAGTGGAACTACTGGTAATCAAAGCGCAGACCACACGCATGGCGGCACCACAGGTACTGTTAGCACTGGTCACACTCACGCTATAACAGTAAACACTAGTGCAACTCACCAGCACACTGTAACCGCAATCGACAGTAGATTTTCTGTCACTAGAGCTTCTGGTACGGTATCTACTCAAAGCCCAGACGTTGCGGGTTTGCAGTCTACAAGCTCTTCTGGTGCCCATAGTCACAGTGCGTCTTCTGGTGATGTTTCCGTAAACCATACTCACGGTTTTACTACTGGAGGGGTAAGTGCGAATCACACCCACACTATTACCACTGGAGGAGTTAGCGCAAATCACAATCACGCATTTACTACTGACAGTGGAACTGGTACTGCAACCCCTGTGAACAACCTTCAGCCATATATTGTACTTAATTACATAATTAAGACATAAGGACAAAATGAGTAAAAAAATAACAGAGATTCCATTTTGGGGAATATTAATTGATTGTTTTCCAGACAAACAGTTTATATTTAGTCAAATGAGTGAATCAGAAGTAACAAATGAACAATGGCTTATAATTGCTAGATGGTGGAGAAATGCACTACTAAACGAGTCAGATTGGTCTCAAGTGTCTGATAACTCTTTAACTGAGGAAAAAAAGTTAGAGTGGAGACAATACCGTCAAACTCTGAGGGAGCTTACCAGTACCTATGAAGACCCAAAAGATATTGTTTTTCCAGACTTGCCAGCCTAACTTGGCTGTAAAACCCTTAATTTAGGGTGATTAAACCCAGTAAATACGAGAAACTAGACTAAAGACTTAGGAGACACAATG